CAAACTGGCAACCTGTAAGATTTTTTACAGGTTGCCTTTTTATATGGCATCGTACCCAAGTGGTAAGGGGGCTGCCTTGAACACAGCTAGGCCGGTAAGGTGCGGAGGTTCGAATCCTCCCGGTGCCGCCACACCGATGGCAGGGTGTAAAACTGCTATCCAAAATCGGGATGCAACCCCGTACAAAAGCGTAGAAAGGATGGTTCGACATGACATTGCAGGAAATTCTAAAATCCCAAGGGCTGTCCGATGAGCAGATCGAAACGGTCATCGGAGAGATGAAACAGAACAAGATTTTCACGGCTGGGGAAGAAAATCTGGACATCCGTTACCAGAAGTTAAAGGCCGATCATGACAGCTTGACTGCCCAGCACGGGGAATCCACCAAACTGATCAAACAGCTGAAAGCCGGAACAAAGGATTCCGAGGCGCTTCAGAGCAAGATCACGGCCTATGAGGCACAGATCCAACAGTTGAACGCTCGATTACAGCAGACCCAGCTGGACGCAGCTGTGAAAGTGGCACTGATGGGCGCCAAGGCAACTGATGTGGATTATATGACCTTTAAGCTGAAGGAAAAAGGCACGCTTGAGCTGGACGAACAAGGACAGATCAAAGGCATCGATGATATGCTGGCGGGGCTAAAAACACAGTTCCCCACCCAGTTTGAAGCCACCGGTGGCCAGAGAGGCATCCAGGTTCAGAAGCTCCCCGAGGGAGAAGCCAGAAACGATCCCGCACCGAAAAACCTGGCGGAGGCACTTCAACAGAAGTACGAAGAATCTCCCCAGTAACAAACAAACTGAAAGGTAGGAAAAAACAATGGCATTTACTCTGGACGAACTGAAACAGGGCATGAGCGACAAGGTCTCTGAGCAGGTAGTTGACATCTTCCTGCGAGAATCTGAGATTCTGCAGCTGCTCCCCTTTGATGACTGCGTAGCGGCCGGCGGCGCTGGCTCTACCATGACTTACACTTATCTGCGGAAGGTTCTGCCTTCCACTGCGGAGTTCCGTGCGCTGAACAGCGACTACACCCACAGTGCAGCAACGATGGAGAAGCAGTCTGCGGATCTGAAGATCTTCGGCGGTGAGTTCGATATTGACCGGGTGCTGAAGAAAGCTGAGGGTCGCTATAACAACATGGCTTTCCAGATGGAGGAAAAGATCAAGGCAGCGGTTTCCCTGTTCCACTACACCCTCATCAACGGCAACAGCACCAGCACCAACGAGTTTGACGGACTGGATAAGATGCTGATCGGTACTACAAGCGAGTACAACACCGGTGCGGTGATCGATCTTTCCAACATGACCAACACCAAGTCTAACGCAGATCAGTTCTATGAGGAGCTGACCAAGCTGATCCGCAATACCAATGCGGACGCTCTGCTGCTGAACACCGACATGATCACCAAGATCCAGACTGTGGCTCGTCTGCTGGGCTACAAGACCGAAAGTGAGGAAGCGTTTGGCCGCCGGGTGACGATCATTGACGGTGTCCGGATGATGGATCTGAAGAACCATTACACGGTTTCCAACAACGTAGCCACTGCAAACCCCGTGGTCAAGAAAGGCATCTCCCGCACCGTCAGCACTGCTCAGACCGGCCTGACCGACATCTACGCTGTTAAGTTTGACGTAAATGACGGCTTCCACGGCATCACCCTTTCTGGCGGAAAGGTCATCGATCAGTATCTTCCTGACTTCTCTCAGCCCGGTGTGGTTAAGAAGGGCGAAGTGGAGATGGTTGCGGCCTGCGTGCTGAAGAACACCGCAAATGCGGGCGTTTTGCGGAACATCAAGCTGGCATAAGGAGGTGTCCTGTATGTGGAAGATCACAATTAAGAATGACCCTGGTTTCTGTGGCAAGGATGCGGCAGAGACTCCCTTTGTCAACGGTCAGGCTGTGGTGTCTGACCTGCGGATTGCGGAGTGGTTTGCGGCACGCCCGGATATTTACGGGGTCGAGAAAATCCCGGATCAGGAAAAGACCAAATCCAAGAAGCAGGATGGCTAATGGAGGTGGAGCCGGATGATTCTTTCTGTGTCTGAACTGAAGCGCCAAATTGATTGCGGTTCAACGTTGGACGAGCTTATCACCATGCGCCTGAAAGCCATTGAAGCGGTCATCCGAGCCTACACCAATAACAGCTTCCAGATCCGATCTGCCAGGTTTGCAGGAATCGCAGAGGAAAATAGAATCTCTGGCACACCGGTGGCAATCGCTGTCGGCGACACTGTGCAGATCAGCGAATCACGTTTCAACGGAGGTCTGTATGTTGTGTCAGAGGTTTCGGAAACCGGCATCACCGTTGATGGGTTGCTGGAGCCAGACCGGGTGCTGGTGACAAAGGTCAAGTACCCGGCGGATGTGGTACAGTGTGCGGTTGATCTCTACGACTGGAAACAGAAAAATGGGGACAAGGTTGGAATCAAAAGTGAAACCTTGTCCCGCCATTCTGTGACCTACGAGGATTCGGCAACCCTGTTCATGGGCTATCCGGTTGGCATTCTGAACGGCCTGAAGCTCCACAGGAAGGCGAGGTGCTGACCGTGGGTATCATTGGTGGCACTACAGAAGCAACCCTGCAGCAGCGAGTAGACGGCGGCGTGAACGCAATTGGAGAGCGGGTTTCTGATTGGACGATACTAGCCACACTTTTCGGATGGCTGGATTTATCAGATGGAGATTCCAAGTACAGCTACAGCACAAAGCGGCAGGAATCCACCCATGTGTTTCTCTGCGACTATGTTTCTTTGAATCGCTCCGCAGAGGGAAAACGGCTCGTGGTCGGAGACCAAGTCTTTGATGTTCTGCTCATTGATGACCCTATGGAGCTTCATCAACAGCTGGAAATCTACTTGAATTATATCGGGGTGATAATGGATGGCTGAAGTAACGTTTGTCGATAACAGTGTTCAAGTCAAAAACGCCATTTCATCGATTGCATTCAAGGCGCTGGAAGAGGTGGCTGGCGAACTGGAAGCGCAAACCAAGCGCAATACTGCAGTGGATACCGGACAGACAAAGAACAGCTGGCAACACGCAGTGACCGGCGGCTCACTCATCTCTGAATATGCGGCGATAGTAGGCAGCGATTATGAGAATGCGATCTGGGAGGAATTCGGTACCGGAGAGTATGCACTGGAGGGCAATGGCCGAAAGGGCGGATGGTTCTATGAGGACGGAAAAGGAGAAGGTCATTTCACCTACGGAAAGCATCCACGCAGACCCTTGTGGAGAGCGTTCACAGCGCTTTCGTCCAAGATGGTCAGTCACATCCAGGCCGCATTTGCCGAGGGGATGAAGTAGGATGTTAGGATTTATTTCAAATGAGTTGAACAGCATCGGTGTTCCGTATGAATTTATGCGGTGGACTGGTGCTGTTTCTTATCCGTATGTCGTTGGCGAATATTCAGAAATAACAGCCACGAATGAGGATGGTTTCAAGGAATCGACCATGATTCTGACCGGCTTTACCAGAGGATCCTGGTTGGAGTTGGAACAGATCAAGGAGAAAATCCAGCAGCACTTTCCCACAGCCGGAGGTCTGCGAGGTAACACGGAATATGGTTCGGTGGCTATTTTCTACAATGGTAGTTACCCGATCGATACCGGAGAGGCAGAACTAAAGAAGATCCAGATCAATCTGGATGTGAAAGAATGGAGGAACTAGCATGAGTGCAATTGGCAGACACGGGGTTACCAGTGAGACCCCTGAAAATATCCTGCTGGGTGCAGGAACGTATCATAGAAATCTGAAGTTCAGCGATGGCGGCTGGACTGGTGACATCATTGGCGCTACTTCTGGCGGCGGCAAGGTCACCATCAGCGGCGAGTATAAGGAACTTGAGGTTGACGGTGCTCTGGTTAAGGTAAAGGGTATGACGGTTAAGCAGGGCGGCACTGCAACAATGGAAGTGAACTTTGCGGAGATTTCTGCGGATGTTCTGAAGATGGCCACTCAGATGGAGGAAGGAACCACCGATGCAACCGGTTATACCATGCTCCAGGACAAGGCGCATATCTCCGAGGGCGATTATGTGGAGAATTTCGGATTTGTTGGCATGACCGCAGATGGATCGAAGGAGATCATCGTGATTTTTGAGAACGCCCTCTGCACTTCCGGCCTTGAGATCGAGGCAAAGAACAAGGAGGCCGCCGTGGTGAAGCTGACGATGGAAGCCTATGCAGACAACAAGGGCAATTTGGATACGTTGCCTGTGAAGATTTATTATCCGGCGGCCTAACAGGAAAGGATTGATTTGAATGGAGCAAGAGACAAAATGGGAATTTCGAGCCTTGAACAGCAGGGACGTATTCCCCATGATGAGGATCATCAGCAAGATCGGGATCAATGAGTTCACTGCTGTTCTTGACCACGATGCGGTAAAAAAGGCCGTATTCAGTGCTGTGGATGGATCTGCATCTGATGATGCCTCCGTTGTCGGACTGACTGTGATTCTGGAAGCTGTAAACGTGATCGCCGGCAATCTCCCGAAGTGCGAGAACGAGATATACACGCTATTGGCCTCTACATCCAATCTGGATCGGGATACGATCATGAACCTGGGGATGGTGGACTTCCTGGAAATGTGTGTGGACTTCGTTCAGAAAGAGGAATTCCGGGATTTTATTCGGGTTGCTTCAAAATTGCTCAAGTCGGAGAAATAAAATTCATGGATCACCTGGCAAAGCGCTATGGTGATCCATGTTTTCTATTGGACGGCTATATTCAGACAGGGCGGTTCTGCGTATTCGTCGAAGGATTTCTGGAACAGCAACAGGAAGATGAGACATGGGAGTTCTTCCTGCATCGGGTGTGGGACAAGTCCTATAACGAGTTCCGGGATGAGCTAAAAACCACGCAGAGCTTGAAAACCATGTCTGAACGGACAATGGAAGCAACCGTAAAAAAATCGATGGACATTCTTGAAAAC